TCTCATGTAAAAGTGAGAGATAAGATGCGAGAAAGGAAACCAGGGTCTGAGCCACAGAGTGGAGATCGGGTTCCTTATATTCTTGTAAAGACGGATAACCCACGAGCAAAAGCTTATGAGAAGGCTGAAGATCCAGTGTTTATTGAAGAGAATAATATTCCAATAGACTATCATCATTATTTTACTAACAAGTTCTTGAATCCAATTTGTGATTTGTTAGAACCATTGGTAAAAGATCCTAAGAATGAAATATTCGGAGAGTTGATCGCTCAGCATAAACCTCCACCTAAAAAGAGAGAACCAGCGTTGAGTGGTATGAAAAAGGAGCAACTCATAGAAGAGTGTAAAAAACTAAACATTGACACAGATGGAAAGGTGGCAGATTTGCGTCAACGTATTAAGACCACGAGAGAAGATAAAGTATCAATTGATCATCTATTTAAAAACTACGACTGATAGGAGGGTAAGATGGACAAGTTACAGGGTCTCTTCGAAGAAGAAGTAAAAAAGAGACTGTTATTGGAAACTAAGAAGATTAGAGAAGAATTTAATGAAAAACTGAAAAAGGTAAAAGAGGAATACAAAGAGAACTTCTTATCTAATAAACAAGATGTTAAAGATGTCATCAAGAAAGTGAATGAGGAACATAGAGAAGAATTACAAAAACAAAGATCATCTCACAACGACGACGCACGTCGTATAAAAGATGAACACAAAGTTGTAATCAAACAAATGCGTGAAGAGTTTATCGGGGCACAGAATCAAAATCAAGAAACGATAAGGAAATTACATATTTCGTACAGTGACTATTTACGGGTGATAAGTATGAATTACCCTCATGTACCATATAAACTTCTTCTACGTGATGCTCCCAATGAAGAAGATAATACATGTAGGGGTTTGAAGAAAAATGGTACGAGATGCAATATGATTGGAAAATATAACGGATATTGTAAACACCATCTCAATCAGTTTAAAAAGAGGGACACTGTTGAAATGATTGATGACTCATCCTCGGTTCTGTCATTCGGTTCAGAAAATAAGGGGCTTATAGATTTCAATTCTATGTTATAGAAGGGATGAGTAAATCATATATTCTGCTATCTTCTGTAAATGAGTTCTATTCTGATGACAAGAATAAAACAATCTTAATGAGTATACTAGACAAAACCAGTGGTATTTCACTCAGAAATATCGAATGGTTTATTACTAACTACGCTAAGAAACATCAGACTTCTTACACGACTACCAATGGACGTCTCTTCACTGTCCATTGTGCTTACAAGTCTAGTTTAGATGGATATAGCAAAAAACTATTTGACCCTTTTGCACGTTCGGAGAAGTTTACTTACGCTATTCCGGGTACATCTCATGAAATTCAAACGACGATTGCTCAGTTGAATTTCATCAAATGGTGTATAAAAAATCGTATTATCGATTACATCTCCAAACACAAAGATACACTCTTTAGTAAACGAGTGACATAAAACCCTTATCGAATTTAAAAGTTTGATACCCGGTATAATATATGTAAAGGGTGTATACATCAGTGAGTCCTGGGTCCAATTTCAATTCTATCTTAGTCTTCTCAGATTGAATTTCACTGAAATCTAAACTACCCGAGGGATTTACATTAATAGGGTTCATCGAAAATGAATACGTATATATATTTCTCACAGGTCTTGATAATCTCTTTTGGTATGGAACCATGTATTTGTAGTACCCATCAGTCGTACTTGAAATATTTGGTAAATCAACACCTTGAATAAAAAATTTCGCTTTTTTCATGACAGGATTAAAAAAGCTGAATGCCTCGTCGAAATCAGGGTTCTTAGAGAAGTTAAACCTATTTTGAAGATAGTGATAATCGGAAAAATTTGCATCAGGAACTCGAAATACAGTTGTGTCGAGTGTAATACTATAAGACTGTGTAAACGTGTTTTCTGTATCTGACACAAAATCAGAAATAGGATCTGTGGGTAATAATATAGGATTTTCAACACCGTTTTTTACAATATCAAATCCCGGAATGTTTGTGTAACGTTTACCAGAGATTACTCTAGAAGAATCGGTAGTATAGTATTCAAATGTAAATTTCTCTATGAACGAGTTGGCCGGTACCTTCACTTTGATAATAGGGGAACTACTGGTTGTAGGGTTATTCCATTGTATGATGTTGTATTCAGTCGAAAACGGGTGACCTACTGTCTCAGTTGTACCATTTCGGTATAACTCGGGTATATCTGAAAAATTAACACGTGAAAACGTCGTTACACCTCCCTGTGTTAAGGCTGTAAAGAAAGATAAATTTTTCAGTGTAAAAGAAGCGGTTGCTGTAGCTACTTGTCTCACGCGAATTTCGTACGTATCAAATTCATCTGGTAATGCACTGATAGAAGTATCTTCAAATAGAGTATTTCGTAAAAACCAATGAATAGATTTAACACGACTATTTGGAACAAGATTCGTCTGTACAGTATCCACACCTGGTAGAGTTTCGATAGTTGGATGTTTTTTAACCAAATCTGTAATCATCGTATATTCTTTATTTTTTAGATAAAGACGTTCAACTGGGTCAATAGTGAATTCTTCAGTTATAATTTTAAAGTTCTCAAGTTGAATTGTGTCAACGGAGTTTGTAAAAAAGTTTTGTGGGTGGAATTCAAATTCAAATTCTATTTTTTGTTTATGAACGGCGCATAGGGGGAAGAAAGGTCTATTTGGTTCATTCGACAGATATTCATCACTTGAATATTTACGTGAAAAGAAAAATGGTAAAGGAATGATAACTTCTGAATCTAATGACGCATAAGCACGTTGTGCAGATGAAGTATCGAAACCCAACATTCGATTAAGAATGAAACGGTTAGAAACCTTCTCTGATACTTCTAAATATAACTCATCGTGAATAACCATCCAGTCATCAAAAATCTTTTCAACTTCTATTTCATCTACACGCATAGTCACGGACTTGATAAGATGACGACCAACTTGATCCGAATAATTCTTATCCTGAGTTAGACCTGGAAGTTTTATCATGACATACATATTACTAAGGAGGTCACCCATATTCTGTGGATTGAAGGTTACTTTGATGCGTTCATTGAATGGCCATGTTGGGGAAGTTGGTGATTTGTTGACAACTGTAGTTCTATGAAATTTTGTAAAATGAGAATGTGTCTTAGGGTTGTAATTAAAAATAGATTGATCTAGATTTTCACTATGTATGTATGACTCTTGTTTGCCAATGGCATGCAGAGACACGGCGGCTCCACTTGAAGTGGGCATCTTAATACATGTCTATATATTTTTAATGTCGGTTATCCACATGTCAATGTGGTCCGTCTTTTTCAGTTTTTCTAGTTCCTGTCTGGCCTGTAAAGCTTCTTTGTGGAGAGCTTCCACTCGTTCTTCTGTGTAATCAATAGTCTTGATGTGCAAGAGATAATCGTACGATCCATCAAGTTGGCGGAAAGTTTCACTCAATTCCTTCTCAAGATCCTGCTTCTTCCGTTTGAATACTATGAGTTCACCATTTACAACTTCTTTGACAAACCGTGCACGTTCGCTGCATACATCAGATCGTAGTTGAGTTTCCCATATGAGGCGATCTTTCCTCTTTTTATAGTATTCCGTTCTAAGTCCAATGAAGTCTGATAGAATATCCTCTGCAGAATTATACTTACAAATACCCTTGGATGGATGAAAGAGATGCATGTTTGTAGTGCGAATGGTCTTTTGTAGTTTGAGATCCTTAACGGCATCTTTGCCATTATAATCTTGTATCAAGAAATCCACATTCTCAGTTGTACTGTTATTTGTGAAACCGCTTATGATTTTCTTTTCAACGAGGGTATCAAGGTGTTCTTTGTAATCTTGGGTCCAACGCCCCGGAGGGAGTTCGGTCACTTTAACCGTCCTTCCGACGCTAGTCCATACACCTTGTGTCATCCATGAATCGTCATCTTGTTCAAAAACTTTTCCCTTGAAACCCCTAAACCAAGGCTTCATCTTTTTGATAGGATTACCACCAAGGAAGTTGAGGATATTGTTCCGAATATCCTTTGGGTTAAACGGGGGTACATAACAAGAAAACCCAGTTCCAATACCCTCACTTCCATTCACCAAGATCATAGGTATAGTAGGCATATAGAACTCTGGTTCAATAGAGCGACCATCGTCGTCTAAATAAGTAAGAACTGCGTCATCTCGGGGATCAAATACACTCCTCGCTTCAGGCATCAGACGTGTAAAGATATATCTCGTCTGGCTAGCATCCTTTCCCCCCATCAGCCGTGTCCCAAATTGACCACATGGCTCTAGTAGATTCAAATTGTTTGAGCCTGTATAGTCATTGGCTAACTTTACAATTGTATCAGCGAGGGATACTTCACCGTGATGATAGGCAGACTTTTCAGCCACAAAGGCGGCAAGTTGAGCAACTTTCATTTCGTTGCGGAGATTCTTCTGGAAACATGCGTACATAACTTTACGCTGTGATGGTTTGAGTCCATCAGCCACATGAGCAATTGATCGCTTGAGATCAGCAAGGCTAAAGTTCACAAGGTCCTTATGAACAAAGTCGGTGATCCCCAACTGTTTAATGTTACCGTAAGGTACTTCAAGTTCATTGGCTTCTTTGGCGGTACTCTCCAGAAGCCATGTCTTACGGTCATCAGCCTTCTTCTTGTCAAATGCCAAGGTAATAGATTTATCAGACATTACATCTGTATTAAACTTGACGGTAAGGTCTTCAATCTTCTTGAAGTACTCCCTAGCCTCCGCAGAAGTTGAGGTACCCAAACCCTTGTAATACTTGATACGCCAACCAGATTGTCCATTTCCATACCACGCGCGAAACGCGGAGTCTGTATAGAAGGATTTGCTTTGATTACCCCTAGAAGCCTTAATAATAGGTGTGACCATCGATACAACAAACCCCAATTTGAGGAGACTGGGCCAGAAGTAGTCAATCATGTTGAGAATTAGACCCTTAATGTGCGAACCATCGTTATCAGCATCAGTCATAATCATGAGACGACCATACCGAAGCTCGGATACATCTTTGTATTCTTTTCCTTGTTGGAGACCCAATATTTTCTTTAGGTCGTTGAACTCTTGATTTCCAGTCAACTGGGCCACAGATGCATCTCGGACATTCTTACACTTTCCCCGAAGTGGGAATACACCGTAGTGGTCTCTACCAACAACGGAGAGGCCAGCGACAGCGAGTGTCTTTGCTGAGTCACCCTCTGTGACGATGAGTGTACACTTAGAAGATTGGGCTGTCCCAGCTTTGTTTGCGTCATCAAGCTTGGGAATACCAGTGATTTTTGACTTTCGAGCTCCACCATCAGTTTTTGAAAGTTCTTTTGCTTCACGGAATTTTGAGAGTGCAGTGAGTTCATCTGCGATTCCGGTTTTCAGTACATTTTTTACAAAGGTCTTGGGAAGTTCAAATTTGCTTCCGAATGACTGAACCTTTGATGTGCATTCAGATTTTACCTGACTTGAAAAAGTAGGATTCTCGAGAATTGATCGAACAAAGATTGTGAAGGTATTTTTAACTTGTTGTGGTTTGAGTTTAATTTTTTTTGCCATATCCTCAATGATGGCATTGGAAACAATATTTGCGACATGATCGATATGTGTACCACCCTTTGTTGTGCAGATACCATTTACAAAAGATACTTGTTGCATACCATCTTCAGATGGACCGATACAAACAGACCAACGATCACTGGTCATTGAACACACATTGTCAATTCCTTCGTGCATTTTTGCATAGGCTTCAAAGTTTTGTTTGGGGAGAGCCACTCCGTTGAACTTGATCTTGCAGTTGGGAGATGTACAGATGTTGGCATCCCATACACGTTTTTCCATAATTTTGTAAATACCATTTTCCATGTCTTTCATTCCAAACCTAGACCAGTCGGGTTTGAAAGAAATTGACACGGAGGCTGTAGCACCATTGAATTTTTTAATTTTTGGAACATAACAAGTGGACATATTATCAAACCATTCTTGGTGATATTCTTGTTTGGTACTCGGATCCTTGATAATTACAGAGAACCATTTACTGTAGATATTCGCTAATTTGGCTCCGTATCCATTCCTACCCCCCACAACTCGCTTTTGATTGTCGTCGTAGTTGGTACTCGTGAGAAGATGACCAAAAACAAGTTCAGGATTCCATACATCTTCCTTTTCATTTTTACGAATAGTAAGACCTCCCAAAGGTCCATTGTTGTCCACAGTGATCATTCCAGCCATGTCATCAATATTAACTGATATAGAAGAAACTTGTTTAGGGTGCATTGAGTTTCTATCTATAGCGTTAACAAGTATCTCATCAAAAATTTTCAAGAGAGCCGGTGAATATTTAGTTGTAGTCCGTTTGAATTTTTCACCATTCAGAACCCAATATGGTTCTCGAACAGCATCTACAGGACCAACATAAGAGTCGGGTCTCTTGAGAACATGCTCAATGTGGGTCAGTTTTTGAACCGACTCCATTCTTTATTTTTTACTACTCTATTCTCTAACTTAGGCTATTAAACTTCTCCACGTTCGATCAGCTTCTTACGATTTTCCATGTGAAGATCCTGAACCAAGGCCTTGTTCTCTGCACCGTATGGTACAGCATAACCTTCATCACAAAGCCATTTATTAACATTAGTCCACACACCATCTTCGTGAACCCATACTTCAGCTAGCACTCGTCCAAACTTACCACGCGAATCCGCCTCTGGACAGCGAAGTTGAATTTCGATGTCATCCTTTTCGGAAGCGACGGCCTTGAGACACCACTCCTTGAGCTTCTT